ATTTTCCGTTGACACATGCTGCTTTGATGTGTATAATGATTAAGTCAGTTGTTACTGACGAGCCTAAAAAGCCGAAAACCACGGCTCATACAGGCTGGCCGAAAGGTCAGGGAAAAGCAGCATGGAGAGGTGTCCGAGCGGTTTAAGGTGCATGATTGGAAATCATGTTGACGGCGAATACCGTCACGGGGGTTCGAATCCCCCTCTCTCCGCCATGAAACACGATAGAGTCTGAGAAATCAGGCTCTATTTTATTTTGCTTTTTTAGTCTGACCCCAGAAAATCATGTTACTTTTGACCCCATCCTGACCCCACATTTTTAATTTCTTGGTTCAGATCAGCTTGGGGATTTTCTTTAATACGTCTTCTTCCATGTTGCTTGTAACATGGGAATAGGTGTCCATTGTGGTCTTGAATGAAGAATGGCCCAAGCGTACCTGGATGGATTTTACGTTTGCTCCTGCTTCTAACAATAATGTGGCGTGGGTGTGCCTCAGGCCATGGAAAGTAAAGACGGAGGGGAGTTTGGCTTTCTTGGCGTAGGTCTTGAGGCGTTTGGACGCTTGTGTGGGTGAGATAGGACGGCCTGTGGGGCCCGGGAAGAGGAGGTCGAAGTCTTTATACCCAAAGGTGCTGGCCTTGCGTTTTTGGACGGTTTTTATTTGTTCTCTGACGAGTTCATAGGTTTCGTCATCCAAGAGGATGGTCCTCTGGGAGCTGTCTGTTTTTGTTGTGTTTGTGATGTATGTCTGGCGGTTGTCGTGGTGTACTGTCTGATTGATAGAGACTGTATGCCTCCTTGTGTTGACGTCGCTGATCCTAAGAGCAAGGACTTCTTCGCGTCTCATTCCTGTACTGGCGGTAAGATAGATCAGGCGGAAGTATTCCGGATCGTCAATTACATGAAGCAAAGTCTTCAGCTGCGGAAGTGTCAAGGCGATAGATGGGTCTTTGGTGACTTTCGGTTTCTTGATGCCTGCTGCAGGGTTTCGATACAATACGCCGTCATTGACTGCCAGTGTGAGCGCTGCTTTCAAAACGACATAGATGTATTCAATGGTCCTTGTTGAGCAGCCGTCTTCCTGCTTTTTGTTCAAAAGGTCTCGGATCATGAATGGTTCAAGTTTAGCCAGGACGATGTCTCCAAGAATGGGCCTGATGTGATTCCTTGAAATGCTCTCATAGCTCAAATACGTAGCTCTGGCGACGCGGTTCTTTGCATCTAAGAGATATTCATCTAACCACTCTGAAACCGTGATTTCTCGGTCAATATTTGGCGCCTTCTGAAGCTCCAGGATGAATGCTTCACGTTTTGCTAAAGCTTCGTTTCTTGTTGATCCATAGAAATAGTGTCTTTTCCCATGTGATGAGTAAGTAACCTTATATCTTCCATCATTTCTTTTTTTGAGTGCCATAATAAAAAGCCTCCTTTTTATAAACAAAGAGGCTTGTATGCTATAATATAGGCATAATCAGCCTCTATATAATAATTAGCAAGAATGGAGATTGATTATAATTGTTGGAGAGTACTGGTAATACTTTCCAACTGATCACGTGTCTTGCTGGTAACAAGGCACGTGATTTTAATTTGTGCTATTGCTATAATAAATACAGTAGGGATGCAGGGGTTACTGCCGCATAGGCAGCTTAGAAAATGCATCACTATCAATAACAACCGTGCGAATCGGTTACTGCCGCATAGGCAGCTTAGAAATTAGAAATTAGAAAATACAAAAAGTTGTTTTTCCCAGTGCAGATAAGTTTACTGCCGCACAGGCAGATTGGAAAACTCTCAGTGTGAAATCTGGGAGCTTTTTTCATTTTCATTCGAGTATCAGAGATGCTAAAATATATATGATGAACGATGGCGATAATATAGTCTATATTCCTGTTTCTGCGTTTTCTTCCCAGTTTAATCTCATTTACCTCTAGGCTGTGATTAACTTTGTGAACACTGGGGAGTTTCTCATTTAACAACTTCATATGTATACACAATATCATTGCACTGCAAACACGAATGTATTTCTTAGTGCATCGCCTTAGTTCGTTGCGATATCGGAAGAAGCTTCTGGGAGACGTCCCGGGAGCTTTTTAAATTGGAGACTGACATCATTGGTGCCGGTCCTTTTTTCATGCCCGAATTTTATAGTTTCCGTCTTACTTCCACCGCTTTGCCAATAACATTAACAGGCAGGTCCTCTATTTCCTCATTGGTGTAAATATGGGGAGGATAGACGGCTACGTTGAAGCCTACTAAAGTAATTCCGCTGGGAGAGCACTGAATCTGTTTAATTGTGGCTTCGTTTCCGTTGACAAGGACGATAGCAATATCTCCATTATCTACAGTGCTTTGTTTCTTCACGATGACGACATCGCCTTCATAAATCTTCGGTTCCATACTGGAGCCTTTGACGACTAACGCAAAGTATTCGCCGGTCTTTGCCATCTCCTGAGGGATTTCTTCATAATCAATAATGTTCTCGACAGCTGTGATCGGCAGCCCGGCGACGATGGTGCCAAGAACTGGGATTTTTACGCCGCGAGTCGGGCTCTCTTTTTCGTCATCATTACTGTCTGCATTTAATCCAAGCAGCCAATCAAGAGAAACGTTGAAATATTTTGCGTAGGCGCTCAGGTTTGAATTTGATGGTTCTCTTACACCATTTTCCCACCGTGATATAGAACTGCGCGAAAGATTCAAATCATATAATTCATTAAAAGAATTCGTTAATTCTTCCATTGTAAGACCGCGTTCAACACGTAAAGACTTTAATTTATTACCAAGTAGAGTCATCTTTTTACCTCCTGCCCTCCTGTATGGACTATTTTATGTTCTATTTGTATTATATGTGTTTGTTGGCACTATGGCAATATTTTTTAACAAAAAGAATAAAAAAGTTGTTGACAGGGCAACAAATAAAGGTTATTATAATGTTGCCAATAGGAAACAGAAAGGAGGGCGGAATAATGGCGTATAATAAATTTAAAGGTTGGATGGTAGAAAATCACGTGAAGCAAAGTGACCTTGGAGACCTGCTGCATCTTAACATCACAACCGTAAACAACAAACTTAATCGCAGGAAAGGCGCTGATTTTTCTACGTCTGAGATCAGAATGATTTGTAACCACTACAGATTATCTGCTGATCAATTTTTTTTGTTCTAATTGTTGCCAGATGGCATCTTAAGACACAAAACGTCAAAGGAGGTGACTGCCATGGAAGGAACAGATATCCGGAAGGCGGCCATAGAAGTAGTCCGGGTGCTCCACGAAAACAAAATACCGATTGTGCTGGCACAGTCGGTATTTAAAGAAGCTATGGACTTGGTTGAGAGAAATACCATTCCCTACAGCCCAGACGAAAAGAAAGAGCACAGCAGAGGCTGCGCTCTTTCTATCAAAGTATCAGATAACAATTCAAAAAATAATCAAGATGAAATGGAAAGCCGGTTACGGAGTGTACTCAGCATTTCCAATGGAAATACCGATTATGTCTGAAACATAGACCATAAGGACAGAGATGTGAGTTGTCTGAGCTCCAGAATACAAAGTTACATTTTTCAGGAGAACGGACTGTTCATCACCAATCAAGTGGGGCTTGTCAGTTTTATCGGGCGAGCTGGAATTTGGGCGATTGTTATTAGGGATAGCCTGACTAATTAATTTCAAGGCCAAACGCATCGACGCAACAGCCGCAGGCTTCTTATCGTCACTCCACACAAAGTCCCCGGAAAGCAATCCAACTGGGGTCAACAGTTGGATTTGATTTCCGAAAAATGGAGAGTCAGGCTCTTTCAGCATAGCAGCGAGCCCCGTCAAAACAAGTTTCTTGTTCATAAGTATCACCTCCCTTCTATGAACATTATAGCAGTCGGGAAGTGTAGTGAAATCAAATAAGAAAGGAAACCCAGAGAGCCCGCCGAAGGCTTTGTAAAAGTAAAGGAGAAGGAGGTGAAGAACATGTGGTACATGGAAGAAACAGCAGACCATGGCTGGCATGCGCTTAGCAAGATGTGGTATGTGCAGGACGATGGAACACCGGACGCACTCACGAAAGCAAAGAGAGAAGCGTCAAGCAGTCGCACATACGACGATTCAATCATCTGCATCGGTCATGAAATCAGCAATGATTCGCACATCGTGAACCCTGTGGCATTCAGGAATGGCAAGAGCAAGTGGCACAACATCGTGTACATCGGAGATGATGTGTTTGTAGATGGGAAGAAGCAGGAGAGATAAAAATGGAAGTACCTATTACACAAAAGTACACACTTTCTATCGAAGAAGCATCCAATCTGACGGGCATCGGACGTGACCAGATCTATGACTGGGCAAAGACAGATGACACGTTCCCTGTATTCAAGATTGGAAGCAAGTATGTCATCGAGTCCGGTCTTCTTCACGAATGGCTCCGGAACCGGTGCAAGAACCGCGTCGGGATGGAAAGCACGAGAGTGATGAGAATTCTTAAGAGGAGGGCCCAGGGATGAAACGCAAGTACAGCAAGATGAAAATCGCATCTGCGATTTTGGGAGCTGCCTGCATTGTAACGTTTGCCTTCGCTATCATTTCGGAAGCGTCGACAACGACGGAAATCATCCGGTACGAGAAGGAAGCTGATTACGGCGACACGGTCTGGAGCATCTGCGCAAAGATTGCGACTAACGAAGACGACCTGAACAAGCTCGTGTGGCAGACGATGAAAGACAATCACATCGAGAATGCTGCCGACTTACAGCCCGGGCAGAAAATCATTGTGAATGTCCAGAGAGCAAGGAAATCATGAATTTCCTTGACATTAGCGCAAGCGAGCTCGTAAACAGAGCACTTAGCAAGTATTTAGACAATTTCCCGGAGTAACTATGGGAGCGACAATGAAAGACACAGAAAGAGAAATCGAAAGAACAAGAAGATACCTGGAACGGCTTGTAAGAGTTTCATCCAGCCAGAGTGAACACTATCCTGCAAGCTCCTCGCTCGGAGGTTTCACGGCAGGAGAAGCGGAAATGGCGTTCAGGGTGTGGAACTGGTTCAATGCAAGGTTTCCAGCAAATGAAAAGCGTCGAGATCTGGACCATCTCGACGCTGATGGGGATAAATAAGCCACTATTCCCACTAATATTATATCAAAAACAGAATAAAGGAGGAAATTATGCAGCTTTATCGTATTGCAAACGGTATCAAAAACAGCTTCAAAGTTGACGAAAATGCAGTCGTCAATGGAGAAACAGGGGAAGTCTTCGACGCTGATTATCTTGACCAGCTGAAGATGAAGAAGGAAGCGAAGGTGGACAACATCGCCTGCTGGATCAAGGAGCTCGAAGCCGAGGCGGAAGCTCTCAAGAAGCAGGAAGAAGGGTTCGCCGTCAGACGGAAGAGGGCGGAAAGAAGAGCCGCTTCTTTGAAAGATTATCTTACCTTCTGGGTGGGCGGTGAAAACCTGAAGCTCAAACGCTCTGAAGTAAGGTGGAGAAAATCTACTTCAATCACCATCATGGATGAAAACGCCATCCCGGCGGCATTCAAGAAGCAGAAAATCACGGAGGTCGTCGATAAGGCAGGCATCAAAGACGCTTTGAAGAAAGGCAATTTTGTAGATGGTGCCGTCTTGACTGAAAAGCAGAATATCCAAATCAAATGAAAGGAGAAAAGGATATGAATTTCAAGGTATCTACGGGAATCGTAGAAAGGCCCCTGAAAGTCGTCTTGTACGGCGTCGAGGGCATCGGGAAGACTACATTTGCATCAAAGTTTCCAAAGCCGTTATTCATCGACCTGGATAATGGGTCAGCAAGAATCGACGTAAACCGCATCCATGGCGTGGAAACATGGGAGGATCTCCTCTCTATTGTGCAGGATTTCTCTGAAAGTACAGGGAATCCTTATCAGACACTGGTCATTGATACTGCTGATGCAGCTGCAAGGCTCTGTGAAGCTTATGTAATCAAAACGAAAGCTTCGAAGGGGCAGACCAGTATGGAGGACTTCGGATACGGCAGAGGATACAAGATTCTGGCGGAAGAATTCTCCAAGCTGATGATCTGGCTCGAAAGATGCGTAGACCGCGGTTACAACGTGGTCGTTCTGGCTCATGCCATCATGCGGACAGTCACGCTTCCAGATGCTACCGGCAACTATGACCACTGGGAACTGAAACTCCCCGGAAGCTCTGTCAACAAGCTGGGCCCTCTTCTCAAAGAATGGTCAGACCTTCTTCTGTTTGCTGATTACAAGACGATCCTGATTGATGCAAATGATGGATTTGGCAGCAAGAAGAAAGCGAAAGGCGGGCGCCGTGTCATGTACACGACACATACACCGTTTGCCGATGCAAAAAACCGCTTTGGCCTCGATGACATGCTTGATTTCGACTATGACAAGATTTCACGGCTTGTCCCGGCTAATGTGATACCAGAAGAGCCGGCAAAGCCAGAACCAAAGGCGGAAGCCAAGCCTAAACAGACCAGGAAGAAGAAACAGCCGGCAGTACATGAGAAAGAGCCGTCTGAGGCGCTCAAGAAATTGTATGCGCTGATGGATGAGGCAAACATCAAGGAAAAAGATGTGATTGATGCGCTTGTCCTGAAAGGCATCTGCCTCAGCACAGCCAAACTGTCTGATTTCAATGATGCATTTATCGAAACAAATCTGGTCGCACCGTGGGAAGGCGTGAAGCACTTCATCCTCGAAACCATGCCATTTTAATTAAAAGGAGAATACAAACTATGGATACTAAGGCTATTGAATCACAGGTAAACGGACAGAATACAGCGCAGGGATTTGATCAGTTCGGCTCTGCTTCCATCGGATGGAACGCCAAGCTGGAAGATGTGCCGGAAGACGAAAGCCACAGCCTGTACCGCCTCCTCCCGGAGGGTGACTACGACTTCACTGTCGAAGATGTCAATTACGGAAGAACGAAGACAGGAAACAACATGGTCACAGTGAAGCTCATCATCAAGGTCCCGGGTGAAAATGATGTCCATGTCGATGACCGTCTGATCTTCACTGTCAAAGCACAGTGGAAGCTGGTTTCTTTCTTCAAATCCATCGGACTTTTCGAAGAGGCCCAGACGAGCGGCATGAACTGGGACCACGTTCCGGACCGCTCCGGACGTCTCACGCTGAAGCACAGGGTATACAACGAAAAGACCTACAATCAGGTAGCAAAATACCTGTTCACGACAACTCCGGCAGTCACAAAGCCAAATCAGCAGCCTGCAACGGTCGAATGGTAAAAGGCCATGGCAAGCGGGAAATTTGACCTTGTTCCCTTGCTCTCTTATATCGATCCGGATGAATCCTATGAAACGTGGATACAAGTAGGAATGGCCCTCAAGCACGAGGGCTATTCTCTTACCATCTGGGAGGACTGGTCAAGAAAAGGAAATAAGTTTCATGACGGGGAATGTTCCAGGAAATGGGACTCTTTCGGAGAAGAAACAGACACCATCGTAACAGGAGCAACAATCACCAATCTGGCAAAATCTGGCGGATGGAAGAATGAGGACTCACCAATCGCAATGAATGCAAGGCTTCCGGATGACCTCACTATACTTGACCCTGAATATATAGAGCCAGAGCAGCTGAAGGTACCGACGGATACAGCATGGACTAACAAGGCCCGCGCTGAGGAACTGATCAATTACGTCAAAGCCTTATTCGATGATGATGAAATTGTCAGTTACACAACGAAATCATTCAAGGATAAAGACGGAAAATTCAAGCCGATTGAAGAAGGCCTGCACATATACGCAGGGGATATGGTCAAACGACTGAAGCAGTACGGACGCATCGACCTGGCTATCGGTTCCCAGACGATTTCCAGTGATGAAGATGACAGCCCTCTTTCCGGAGGTGCCTGGATCCGCTTCAATCCGATGAATGGAAACGGGGCAAATAATTCTGATGTAACGTCTTACCGGTACACTCTGATCGAATCTGACAAGATGTCAGTATCCAAGCAGATAGCCATGATTAGAGCATTGGAGCTTCCGGTAGCAGCACTGGTTTATTCTGGCGGTAAATCTGTCCATGCCATTGTCCGTGTAGATGCTGACACATTCAAGGAATATCAGCAGCGTGTGCAGTTCATCTATGAAATCTGCGAGAAGAACGGATTCAAAGTCGATACGCAGAACAAGAATCCTTCTAGGCTTTCCAGAATGCCAGGCGAATACAGGGGCGATAAGAAACAGTTCTTAATCGCCACAAACATCGGGCATGGCTCTTATAAAGAATGGCTCGAGTATGTGGAGGAAGCAGCTGATGACCTGCCTCCATTCACAGACCTGGAAGAAGTATTCAGTAATCCTCCGGAGCTTGCTCCCGAGCTGATCCATGGCGTTCTTAGACAGGGACACAAGATGCTTTTCGTCGGGCCGTCGAAAGCAGGGAAATCGTTCGCTTTGATTGAATTGGCGATAGCGATTGCAGAAGGCGGTACGTGGCTGGACTTCCAATGCAGTCAGGGCAAGGTTTTGTATATCAATCTGGAAATCGACAGCGCCTCATGCATCCACCGTTTCATTGATGTATATAACGCGCTGGGCATGCCGCCAGAAAACCTGCAGAACATTGAAATCTGGAATCTGAGAGGAGCGGCTATCCCGATGGACAAACTCGCGCCAAAAATCATACGCCGGGCGAAGAAATACGGATTCAAAGCAATCATCATTGACCCTATCTACAAAGTCATCATGGGCGATGAGAACGCAGCCGGCGATATGGCAAAATTCTGCAACCAGTTCGACCTGCTCTGTCGTGACCTCGGATGCAGTACGATTTACTGTCATCATCACAGCAAAGGCCCGCAAGGACAGAAGAAAGCCATGGACAGGGCGAGCGGATCCGGCGTATTCGCAAGAGACCCGGATGCCGTCATCGACGTGACACCGCTGTCTGCCAAAGAAGAAACTGGACAACTCAACGCATTCAAGGTTTCTGGAATCCTCCGTGAATTTCCTCCGTTCAAGGAATTCTGCATTGTTTATCACTATCCGATCCACACTGTTGACCATTCCGGGTTCCTGGATATGGCAGCCGTCGAAGGCAGCCTGGAAGACCTTCAGGAGCGTGGGCGAGACAGCAGCCGAAAAGTCAGAGAGGCAGGAAAGAATTCACGCCGGGAACAGATCGTTCTTTTGATTGAAGGAGCGTTGTCGAGCGGAAATCAAATCACGCAGAAGCAACTGGCAGAACGCTTTAACTGTTCTATTCGTACCATTAGAAACGATTTAACAGAAATCAATACGCCTCTTGAGGTTTATAAAACAGACATGCTCGGGGCAATTACTAGAGTCAGATAATTTGTAAGTTTAGGCACTTTATCGGAATTAGTTTAGGCGGAAATTTGTATATAAGAAAAACTATAAATTTCCTACCTGAATTTCCTACCTGAAAAAGGTAAGGTTTCAATACGTAAAGAGAGCGCTTATAAAAGCGCGCTCTCTTCACGGTATATATTAAAACCTTTTTACCAAATGTCCCACCTGGAACGGAAATGGATGTCCTACCAGATTGCACACCCTAAAAGATTAAAATAGGAGGCAAGACAAATGAATAAAATCGAGACAATGAAGCGGGAGAAAATATTGCAGAATCTCAAGTTTGTTGAAGAAATTGTAATCAGAACATCGGCAATTGCAGAGTATGGAGTAACACACCCGGAAGATTGCGCAAATTCAATGGATGAAATGAGAGGAGTTCGTTTCGGGGCAGAGGTAACACTTCAGGCACTGTATGAAACATTCCCGGAACTGATGCAGGAAGATTCTTGTTTTAATATTCCTGTAATCGACACATGCGTGGTTCTCACTGCTAAAGATAAAAAGACCGCTGCAAAAGCAAATGCCGATGTTCTGGAGGAGCTCTTCTCGGAGGTGAAATGATGATCACTATCTGTATGTATTGTGAGGTTGAAGACCCTGATAAATTCTCGGAGCCGTTTTTATTTCACCTCCTTGGTGATAACGGAAGGCCGTATGAGTTTAAACCGCGGCAGCAGGCAGAAACATTTTTGTTGAATCACGGCGTATCGCCATCTGATTTGGACAGCTTTTTGTTTTTAGGGAGCGATGAAAAAGTATGAATGATTCAGGATTGAGACCGGAGTATTACGCAGGAAAAGGTAAAGAACCAATACAGATCATGATGGAAATCATGTCGACGGATGAAATGAAAGGATTTCTTGAAGGAAATGTATTAAAGTATGTGTCACGCGCCGGGAAGAAGTCAGGCGCACCGGCCTATGTCGATTATGAAAAGGCGCTGACGTATTTGAAATGGTTAATACAGCTCGAACTTTTCGGAACGATTGATACGGAAAGAACGCCGAAGAAGCAAGAAATAAAGCCGGGGATTGATTTATGACAGGAGCAACGATCGTTATCATCGGGGAGCCGGTCGGAAAGGCCCGGCCACGGTTTTCTAGAAGGAGCGGAACGGTGTATACGCCATCTGCTACAAAGAAGAAAGAACAGGAGATTGAACAGGCCTGGAGATCTGGCGGTTATATGATGTTTCCTAAGGATGTTTATCTAAGGGTGAAAATAGAGGCTTTTTTCTCTATCCCTAAGGCCTTCAGCAAGGCCAAGCATGCCATGGCCATAGATGGCATATTGAAGCCGGCTAAGAAGCCGGATGCAGATAATATCTTAAAACTTGGTCTTGATGCATTAAACGGCGTCGCGTATGCAGATGATAAACAGGTTATTTCTTGTGAATGCATTAAGACATATGCGGAAACACCGCAAATGGTTATTACGGTATCTGAAATGAAGGTTTGAGAACGGAGGTATATTGTGGGTATAGCGGTTGGAAAGGCAGCACAGAAGGCTGTCTATACGATGGATGTCATGGCGGGTATCTATATCAGGATAACGGCAAGGGAAAGGAACGATGCCACATATCCTGACGCCTGGGAGGTGATCGTGCATAAAGAATGCGTAAGAGAAAAGGAGCCTGTTTTGCTTAGGATTCAGTATGCACCCAATGATAAGGGTTACATGGTTCCGCTTAAGATGAGGCAGGCAGAAGCGATTGCAAAGAGTATAAGAAATAATCCATACAAGTATTTTGAATTTATTGTCCATCGGAAACAGGGGGCTGGTATTTGATGACGGTAAGAGAATTTCTTCTAAGAGGAGGCCAAACATGTTAGAAGAAAATAGGAAGCTGCCTCCGGTGGAAGGCGGCAGGACAGCGCAATCAAGGGCGAGAGCCAGGAAGGCGGCGCAGTAATGGAAGCGGCGTGGTTTATTTTCGGGGCATTCGTGGGGAGCATTGTGGTTACCTTCACATTGTGCTTGTTTTTCGTGAATGCCAAACGGAGGGATGAATGACAGTAAAGGAGCAGTTGATACAGGTCCGGAACCAGGAATGCATGGTCAGGGCCTATGAGGATGAATTGGGAGAGCTTCGGCGAAGGGCGTACAACATTTCCAGCCCGAAGATGGCTGACAAGGTGCAGAGCAACCATCAGTCATCTCTGGAGGACATCGTGGAAAAGCTGGACGCCCAGGCAAGGAAGGTGAATGAAGCATGGGATACGCTGATTTCCATGAGGGACGAGGCCGAGGCGCTTATCAACCTGGAAGAGGATATGCAGAGGCGGTGTGTCATTTGGAGATATTACATTCTTGGTGAATCGTGGGAAAAGGTGGCTGAGAATATTCATCTTGATATGCGATATGTATTCAGAATTCATGGGAGGGCGCTCCAGGACCTTGAATTTTTACAAAAAAGCCATAAAAAGCCATAAAAAGACATATAGAAAAAGGGTATTATGGTAGTGTGAGATTGAGGCAAGAGAATCGCACACGGTTGTCACCTCCTTCTTTATTCAGGATTCAGGGCTTTCACGGAGAAACACGGGCTGATGTCGATAGGCTCGTGTTTTTTCGTATAGCGAACCATTTCGGGATTCCGGAATGGTTTTTCTTTTTAAAAATGGTATTTGAAAATGGCAAAGGATTTTTCAAAAGGGATTTACAATTCACGCCGCTGGCGAGCGGTGGCAAAAGCCTACGCTGAGTCACAGCACTACATCTGCGAGCGCTGTCAGAACCGGTCATTTGCAGGGACAGGCAGGCCGGCGCACTTCATCGTCCATCACAAGGAACATCTGACGCCTGAGAATGTACACGATGACAACGTAGTCTATGGTTGGGATAACCTTGAGCTGCTGTGCATCTACTGCCACAACGCTGTGCACAGCCAGGGGATGGACCGTGAGTGCCGCTTTGATGATGAGGGTAATCCCATCGCCATTATTGACCATGAACAGCGCTGAGATGCCTCTGCTTTCTGTCTGCCATCCCCCCGGGTACGGAATTGTTTACCTCAAAAAAGTACGCCGGGGGCGGGCCTTCGCGTAACACAAACGGACTCCGCGAGGGGGGTGTAGGTCGAAAAACTGCCAAGTATAGATTTAAAGCTTTAAATATTTAAAAGGAGATGAGTAAATGAGGACGATTAAACCGGAAAATAGAGTGAAAAGACGAATTAAAGAGCTGTATAAGATTTTTTCACTGGCTGATGAAGACCGGCTTAAAATCGTCACTCCGCTCATTAACCAGGTGGCAAATATGGAAGAGCAGCTGGAGACCCTGCAGGCTGATCTGAAGGAAACGGGATTCGTTGAGACGTACCAGAATGGTGAGTACCAGAGCGGCACAAAAGAGTCCACAGTTTCCCGGGCATATTCCTCCCTATTCAAGAACTATGTGAACGCCATCAGAACACTGCTGCAGTGCCTGCCGGAATCCGCTTCACAGGAAGCGGAAGATGCGCTGACAGTCTTCATCAAGAAAAAGCCTTGACCTATATTGAAAAGTACTATGGAGAAATCGTATCAGGTAAAACAGTCGTGTCAGACAAGGTCCGGCTGGTGATGCGGCATCTGGTGGCGAAACTCCATGACAAAGATTCCAATTACATCTACGATGACGAAAAAGCGCAGTACGTGATTGATTTCATCCAGACGTTCTGCAAGCACAGCAAGGGGAAATGGGGAGGCAAGTCTGTCATCCTGGAACTGTGGCAGAAGGCTATCACAGCGGCGCTTTTCGGTTTTGTGGATAAAAACACAGGACTCCGTGAATACAAGCAGCTGATTTTAATCGTTGCCAGAAAGAACGGGAAATCCACCTTTGCTTCCTGCCTTGGGCTCTATCTTCTGGTGGCTGATGGCGAAGCAGGACCGGAAATCTATTCGGCGGCCACCAAAAAAGACCAGGCTAAAATCATCTGGAATGAAGCGAGGTCCATGGTGAAGAAGTCGCCGGCGCTGAACAAGAAGCTGGATCTCCGTGTTTCCACCATCCGCTCCCGTTTCAATGAGGGAAGCTTTGAACCGCTTGGCTCTGACAGTGATAAACTGGACGGGCTCAATGTTCACGGCGCTCTTATTGATGAACTGCACGCCTTGAAGGATAAAAACCTTTACGATGTGCTCATCGACGGCATGACTGCCAGGGAACAGCCTTTATGCATTATCACATCCACTGCAGGCACGGTGCGGGATAACATCTTCGACCTTAAATACGATGAATGTGAAAGAATCATCAAGGGATATGATGATCCGGAAGGCTACAGGGATGAAACCATCCTGCCTTTTGTCTATGAACTGGATAAAAGGCAGGAATGGACGGACCCCTCCATGTGGGGAAAAGCCAATCCGGGCCTTGGGAGCATAAAAAATACCCAGACATTAGCCCAGAAGGTTTACCAGGCTCAGCATGATGCGCTGCGTGTAAAGAATCTCCTGTGCAAGGACTTCAACATCCGCGAAACATCGGGCGAAGCATTCTTTACCTTCGAACAGCTGAACAATGAAACCACTTATGACATCAAGGCTCTGAAGCCGAAGTATGGAATAGGTGGTTTTGATTTGTCCGAAACAACGGACCTCACCTGCGCCACCATGCTCTGGTGTGTGAAGGACGATCCGAACATTTACGTGAAGCAGATGTACTGGATCCCTGAAGACTTACTTGAAAAGAGGGTGCATGAAGACCAGGTGCCCTATGACATCTGGAAAGAGAAGGGGTGGCTTCGGACTTCCCCGGGCTTCCGGAATGACTACAGGCTCATTCTCCAGTGGTTTGTGGATGAAATGGAGAAGGAAGATATCTACCTGTTCAAATGCGGATATGACCGATGGTCCGCCCAGTACCTGGTGCAGTCCATGACAGAACGGTTCGGGGAAGATATCATGGTGCCTGTTGCCCAGGGCAAGAAGACACTGTCGGGTCCCATGAAGAATCTGGCGGCTGACATGTCCGCGAAACGGATTATCTACAACAACAATCCTATCCTAAAGTGGTGTATGGCCAATGTTGCCGTAGACGTGGACAGGAATGACAATATCCAGCCATGCAAGACATCAAATCCAAGAAAACGGATTGACGGCTTTGCAAGCCTGTTGGATGCCTATACGGCTTATGAAGAAAACAAGGAAGATTACATGAATGTTATTTGAAAGGGGGTGAAGACTTGAATATTAGAAGCATGATTTCAAGCATTTTCGGAAGAAATCCCGGTAAGGCAGGAATCACAAGGGCGAAGCTGCTGAACGGCTACTCCAATGACTATGTGCCATGGGATGGTGATGCCTACAACAACGCAACGGGACGAAACTGCATTGATACTATTGCACGTCATGCCGGCAAGCTTCACCCGAAACACATCATCCGGAAGAATGGGGTGATAATGAAGAATGCTGACAGCAGGCTGCAGTATATCCTTTCTGTCCGTCCGAACTGGCTTATGACCACTTCGGAATTCATTGAAAAGATTGTGGCCCAGTATTACTGCTATAATAACCTCTTCGTTTATATCCAGCGGGACATGAATGGAAACGTTGTGGCGCTGTGGCCGCTTAATTTCAATAACCTGGAACTGTATGAGGACCAGAGCGGCCATTTATATTGCAAGTTCACCTTCGGGACCGGAGAACAGGCCACGGTGCCTTATGAAGAAATGATTCATATCCGGAGGCACTTCAACAGGGATGATGTCTTTGGCGATCCGGAAGGGAATGTGCTGAAAGAGGACCTCAACCTGCTGACGGCCGTCAAAACGTCGGTAATCAACGTGGTGAAGAATTTCAACAGACTCCGCGGCATCATCCAGTGGACCGGCACAGTCCGTCCGGAAGACCAAGAGAGCATGTGGAAGAAGTTTGTTGATTCCTTTGCAGGGCCTTCCAATGGTTCCGGTATTGGTTCCCTGGATAACAGGGGTAAGTTCCAGCAGCTGACGACTGACACACAGACCTTTGAAACGGGTCAGATGAAGTTTGCCAGGGACAACCTGTATAAGTACTTCGGCGTTTCTGAAGAAATCGTATCCGGAAAGTATACAGAAGAAGAGTTCCAGGCATTCTATGAATCCGTCATCGCTCCTATTGCGGTGAAGCTGTCGCAGGAATTCACGGAAAAGCTTTTCACTCCGAAGGAAAGAGGCTTCGGGAATGAGGTCATTTTCGAAGCGAACCGGATTGCCTACATGAGCACATCGTCCAAGGTAAAGATTGCGCAGGCCATGATTCCTGCCGGCGCCATCAAGCGGAATGAAATCCGTGAACTCTTCGGATATGCAGGACTGGCAGGACCTGAAGGCGATGAGATCGTTGTTTCCCTGAACTACGTGAAGACTACTGATCAGACGAAGTACCAGACAGGGGAAGACGTGGAGCCAAAGAAAAAGAAAGAGGAAGGAGGTGATGGGGAAGATGAAGAAGAAAGTTGAACTTCGCAGTATGGAAATCAGGGCGTCCAATGAGGGGAATGAGAATCTTCACATTGAGGGGTATGCGGCTGTTTTTGAAGAAAGAACGCTGCTGTGGGAATCTCCCTATTCCGGCGTGAAGTATTACGAACAAATCAGCCGCGGGGCCATTGACGGGAATACCGATATGACTGACGTGATTCTGCACTATAACCACTCAGACAGCGCGCTGATTTTGGCCAGAACCTCCAATTCGACACTGAGATTGACTACTGACGATAAAGGCATCCGGTTTGATGCCGATATCGCACCGACCACGGTGGGAAAAGATGTCTACCAGCTCATTAAGCGGGGAGACATTTCTAAAATGTCCTTTGCATTCACAGTGGATAAAGACAGCTGTGAAACGGACAACGTGGCCAAAACCGAAGTTAGGACAATCAATCACATCGATGCAGTGGTAGATGTGAGCCCTGTTGATTTTCCGGCGTATGACGGCACAAGTGTAGAGGCCCGTGACCATAAAGGCATGATTGAGAGCCTTGAAAGCCGTGAAAAAGAATCTGAGCTTAGAAAGAAGCTCATTGTAGAGACATTCTTGTAAAGGAGAATTGAAATGAACAAGAGACTTGTAGAAATCAGAAATAGAAAAGAAGAAATCCGCACCGCTCTGCAGGGAAATGAAAAGGTAGACCTGAAAGCACTGCAGGCTGAACTGGAACAGCTTGACGCTGAACAGAAAGAAATCGAAGCCCGTGAAAAGGTTGCTAATGCAATCAATCTGGGCGCTGAACCGGAAGGCGTAGCCAAAAGAGAAAAACCGGCTCCCAGAGTGGAAACCTCCGTGAGCCAATATGAATCTGATGAATACCGCCAGGCATTCATGAACTACGTCATGAAGAACACTCCGATTCCGGCGGAAATGAGAGCTGCTACCACCACTACGGATGCGGGCGCTATCATTCCTCCTACCACCCTCAACCGCATCATTGAAAAAGTCCGCACTTATGGCAACATCCTTCCTCTTGTGACCCGTACCGCTTACAAGACCGGCCTTGCCATCCCGACTTCTGACGTGAAGCCGGTAGCTACATGGGTAGCTGAAGGCGCTACTTCTGATAAACAGAAAAAAGCTCTGGGCTCCATCACTTTCAGCCATTTCAAACTGCGCTGTGCTGTAGCCGTCACCCTTGAAACTGAAAACATGACACTTTCCGCTTTCGAAGATGTACTTGTTTCCAATGTGGCAGAAGCTATGGCAATAGCTCTTGAAACCGCTATCATTTCTGGTACCGGTTCCGGCCAGCCCACCGGCATTCTGAACGACCTTTCCAAAGGCACAACCATCAATGTTTCCAAACTGGATTATAAGACCCTCATCGACGCTGAAGCCGCTATTCCACAGGCTTATGAAGCTGGCTCTGTATGGGTCATGAATAAACCGACCTTCATGCAGTTCCTTGGCATGACAGACTCTAATGGTCAGCCAATCGCACGCGTTAATGCAGGCGTGAACGGAGTTCCTTCCCGTGTGCTGCTGGGCCGCAATGTAGTTCTCTGCGACTACCTGCCTACCTTCGCTACCACACTGAAGAATACCGATGTATTTGCTTTCATTTATCGAATGAAGGACTATGTCCTCAATACCAACTACTCCGTAGCCATGAAGGTATATGAAGACAACGACACCGATGATATTGTGAGAAAGTCCATCATGATTGCCGACGGCAAACCTGTCGATTCCGACTCCCTTGTCCTGCTGACCGGCTCCGCTACCTGATAGGGGTGCTGAACATGGCTGTTACTCTCTCACAAGCTAAGAACTATCTGAAGATTGACGCGGACATTACCGAAGATGATGAGCTGATCACGGGGCTCATTGATGCGGCCAATGACTACGTCAAACGGACGACAGGGAAGACGAATAATGGGGATAACAGCAGCAGCTTATATGACCTGTGCTTGGAAATGCTGATTGCTCACTGGTTTGAAAACAGGGCTGTTTACAGCGCCAAACCGGGAGCGATTAACGACATCCCGCACACGGTCACAGCCCTGCTGATTCATATCGCCCAGTGTAGTGATTACCCGGAGGGATAGCGTATGATTAACGTGGAAATCGGCTCCCTGGATAAGAAAGTCACCATTCTGAAGTATGAAGAAAGTACGGATGAATATGGATTGACCCACCAAAGCCTAGTAGATGCCATAGGCAACACCGTATGGGCACGCATAGAGCCTTCCAGGGGAAAGACCTACTATGAGCAGGCAAGAGATAAAGCGGAATTCATTACGAAAATTACCATCCGATACCGGCCCGGTATAGATGCCAACATGCTCGTAGTGTACGGTGGCAGGACGTATAAGATTACATCGGTCGTTGACCCGTATGAGGCCCATGTGAAGCTCGAACTCATGTGCAACCTGAAGAAAGCAGGCGAGATTGATGAATATTGAAGAATTTGCCCAGAAGCTGAGCATCATGGAAACGGAATTTCCGGCAGATGCCAGCGATTCGTTGGCGAAAGCAACCAAGAGGATGGTCAGAGGAATCAAGAAATCGACACCAAACAGCCGTGTGGAACACAAACACAAACTGCAAAAAAGTTGGGAAAGTGAAATCAAAGATCCGTTTCGAGGGGCACCATATGCAGAAATAAGAAGTAAGGCGCCACACTTTCATCTGGTAAACAGAGGTGTCCAAAACCCGAAAGATGCACATGGAAATCCTAAACCAGAATTGAGAGATGCGCTAAATAAACATGTAGGATATCTGGAAAAGGCAGTTCGAAAGAATTGGCCGGACGTAAAGGACAAGATGCAGAAAGACTTTTACAAAAAAGTAAAAAGTCACCTTCGTTAAAGGGGTGAGTGGATAATGGCTGAAATTGTACGGCAGGCACAGGTCATAAAAAATATTATCGAACTTCTGGCGAAAGAATTCGTCTACAAGGTATATGCCGATGAAGTAAAGGAAGACTTTAAAAAGCCCTGTTTCTTTATTTCCGCTACGTCAGTGATGACGCCGCAGACAACGAACTGGCTTGATAAAGAACTGACAGTTGTGCTGACCTTCTACGCGAAGGACTCTGAGAAGAATGAAATCACCTATATGGACGTTGTGGACAGGGTGCAGATGATCTTCCAGGTAGGCGTCTATGCAGGCGGCCGCTATCTCAAGGTTGACTCTGTAGAGGATGACAGGGTGGGCGAAGAGGATGATATCCTCCAGATCACCATTACCATCCCGTACAGAGAACGCGTAACGGGACAGCATGATTCTACTTCCGAACTGATGGAAGAAATCGATATGGAAATCAAACATGGTAAATCTCCCGAAGAAGAAAATTTCCCCGGGACTATTACGAAAGATACAGTTTAGGAGGAAAGCTAAATGGCAAAACTTGGGATGCCTTCCGTGAACATTGCGTTCATTGAAGCAGGCATTGAAGCAATCCAGAGAAGTCAGCGCGGCATTGTGGCACTGCTGCTTGAAGAAGATACGGACACCGTCACAAAGCTGCTGACTGATCATATAGGCTCTGATGGTAAAACAACCATCAAGGCTATCAAAAATCCGTTTACCGTCTATACTACCGACGATATCCCGGATGAACTATCCGATGATAATAAGGACTACATCACCAAAGCCTCCATCGGCTATGTAAAGTCGCCTTACCGCGTCAAAGTGTACCTGATGGATAAAGTCACTGATGAAACCGAGAATGCAGCTGCAGATAAATTTGCTGATGCACTGAAGACATTGGCAACTGACAGATGGGACTACCTGGCTATCCCAACCATTGTGACCGCTCAGTGTGAATCTGTGGCTACCTGGCTGAAGACCAACCGCGAAAACAATGGAAAGCGCTCCAAAGTGGTACTTCCGGGCTATGCAGCTGATTATGAAGGCGTCATCAACTTCTCCAATACGAAGATTGTGACCGCCTCCAAAACCTACACCGGCTCACAGTATACACCGCGTATTGCAGGCCTTATTGCAGGCACTCCGCTCACCATTTCCGCTACTTATGCGCCGCTCTCTGAAGTCATCGACTGCGACCGCTATACGGAAGATGAAAATGATGAAAAGGTCAATAACGGTGAATTCTTCATCTGGTACGACGGCGAAAAATTCAAGATGTCCCGTGCTATGAACTCTCTGGTAACCACTACCCAGGGCAAACTGGAAGCCTACCAGACTATCAAGTCCGTGGATATCATGGATGCCATCTATGACGACATCAAGAAAACCGCGCAGGATTCCTACATCGGCAAGTACACCAACGACTACGACAATAAGCAGCTCCTGATTTCCGCTATCATGGGATATTTCAAGGAACTGGAAGACGGCCGCCTCCTGCAGAAGGATTACTCCGAAGTGGATATCAACGTGGAAAAGGTAAGGACTTACCAGCTTGAACACGGACTTTACACCAAGGAAGAACTGGCAGATATGGATGACCTGGCTATCAAGAAGCTGGATACCAAGAAGCAGGTGCTTCTGACCGCGAAAATCAAGATTCTGGATGCTATGGAAGATATTGACCTTCCGATTAACATTTAATGGAGGTGAAAACAGATGGATTCTATGAACGCTCAGCAGGTAATGTCCGGCACCGAAGGGGAAGTATGGATTGACGGCGACTATATGGCGCAGGTCACTTCCTTCAAGGCCGAATTGAACTTGGTAAAGGAAGAAGTGAACCAGGTAAAGAAACGGGGCAAACAGTACAAGACCACCGGATGGGAAGGCAAGGGCACCATCAAGATGAACCATGTTTCTTCCTACATGATCCAGAAGATGGCGCAGAACATCAAGGACGGCCATCAGACTGTCTGCACCATTGTGGCAAAGCTCTCTGATCCGGATGCTATCGGGGATGAAAGAGTGGTTATCCGTGACGCTACCTTTGATAAACTGACCCTTATGGACTGGGAAGCAAAGAAGCTCACTGAAGATAACTATGATTTTACATTCACAGACTTCGACATTCTTGACGAAGCCGACGAATAAGGAGGCATTTGATGAATCTTGCAGAAGCTCTGCTGGCATCTGATTCCGGTAGAATTACGAAACTGGATACGAAAGAATTTGAAATCCCCAGACTGACGAAGCTCATCGGGGTACCGTTTATCCTGCATCTGAAGGAAATCCCTCCCAAAAGGGTAAGGGAAATCCAGGATGCCTCTACAAAGATTGAAGGCAACTCCGTATCCGCGGATACCTACAAGCTCTATATGGGCCTTCTCTGTGCAGGCATTACGGACCGGGATTTCGATAATAAAGAAGTGCTGAAGCACTACGGCGCCGCTACACGGGCTGACCTTTTCTCCAAGATGTTCACTGCAGGAGAAATCCAGGACATCGCGCAGGAAATCAGCGACATGTGCGGCTTCGGTAAGAAATCCACCAAGGCGGTAGAAGACGTAAAAAACTGATCGACTCCGATGGTGATGTGCAGACTATGTTCTGGCATTATGTCAGACATAATCTGAAGCCGTCGGAATGGTATGCAATGATGCCCGGGGAACGTCTGATTCTTCGGGCTTTTATGCTGAAAGAAATCGAACAGGAAAAAGAGCAGATAAAAAGAGTGGAAAGACAAGTGAAAGGAGGGAACTAAATGGCTCAAATCATCGACGTTGTAATGCGGCTCACTGATAATGTGACCGGAGGACTGAACCGGATACGGAATGCCATGGAGCAGTCAGCCAAAGCTAACCAGCGCATGGGAAGGACCCTTCAGAATGCGGGACGCCATGTAGGGAACCTATCAGATGCCATGATGCCTTTGGCTGCCGGCATCACCGGTGTGGGAGCCCTGGGCGTGAAGACGTTCATGGACTTCGACGCCACCATGACAGCTGCAGGCGTCAAGGCAGGCGCTACGGCGGAAAAAATGCAGCAGATGAAAGATGCTGCCGCACAGATGGGCGCTAAATTCCCGACTACCGCCCGTGATGTGGCTCAGGGCATGGACAGACTGGCGGCCGGCGGCTTCAACGCTGAACAGACCATCGGCGCCATGCCGGGCATCATCGAAGCCTCTATTGCGTCCGGTGAAGACCTTGCAGCCACGTCTGACGTCATTACCTCCGCACTTTCCATCTGGAATCTGACCCAGGGCGATGTGGCGGCCAATACTACCCATGTAGCGGACGTTGTGCAGGCGGCAGCCAATGCCTCCAAACTGGGCATGCAGGACTTCGGCCTTGCCATGCAGTATGCAGGCGCACCGGCGGCCGCTCTGGGTATCAATATCGAAGAACTAGGCACTGCCATGGGTATTATGGCCAACAACGGCATTGAGGCATCTACGATTGGTACATCCCTTCGTTCTACCCTTTCTCGTCTGGCTTCCCCACCGAAAGCGGCGGCTGAGGCACTGGCACAGCTGGGCATTTCCTCTGCAAACCTGCAGAAAGGGGATGGCAGCTTCATTGGACTGGCTGGCGCGGTAGACCTCTTGAGAAACCGCATGAGCGGGCTCAGTGATGTACAGCAGGTAGCTATGCTGAAAGCAATTGCCGGCGAGGATGCTTATTCCGGTCTGCTGGCTCTGATCAAGACAACCCCTGAAGCCTATAAGCAGATGTCTGACACCATCGCCAACAGTTCCGGAAGCTCTCATGCCGCTTATGTGCAGATGCAGGATACCCTGAAAGGCTCCGTAGATGCTCTCATGAGCTCCGTGGAATCCCTGGGCATTTCCTTTGGCTCTGCACTGGCACCAACCATCCGAAGCGTTGCGGCCGGGCTGAAGGACATTGCTGATACAATCACAAACCTGTCTCCTGAAACGAAGCAGATGATTATCCATGCCGGTGAAGCGGTCATCGCATTCACTGCATTCACCTTTGTCACATCCAAGGTCCTTACATTCTCAGGGGCCATGGTGAAGACATTGGGGGATGTGGAAAGAGTCATGCATGGCAACGCCATTGCCAACAAGGCTCTACAGGGCGGCGTGCAGGGCGTCATGAAGGGATTCTCGCTTCTTCGGGCTGCCGGATCAGCGCTTCTGGGACCATGGGGCATCGTTGTTGCGGCCATTGCTCTTGCCGCTTTCTTAATCTATAAGAACTGGGACCGCATTGGGCCGTTCTTCATGAATCTCTGGAACGGTATCAAAGATGTGTTCAGCAGCGCTGTTAATGCCATTTCTCCGGTTATTGAAAGACTGCAGGGAGCATGGGGCACACTTGTAACTTCCTTCCAGAATGGTGTAGGCATCTTTGGAGTTATCCGTGGACTGGCCAGAATCCTTGCAACTGTTTTCTCCGGGGAACTGTATGCAGGTATCGTCATTGTGAGCGCTGTGATTTCCGGAACGCTGACGGCCGCATTCAATGTGATTAGTGCCGTGGTGGGAACAGTCATCGGAGTATTCTCCGGATTGATTGATTTCATTACCGGCGTATTTACAGGAGACTGGGCACTTGCATGGAACGGCATTGTGCAGGTATTCACCAGTATCTTCGGAGGTATCAAGGGCGTTGCTACAGGCATCCTGGATGGCGTCAAGGCGGCTATCAACACGGTAATTGATGGAATCAATAACATCAATTTCACTGTGCCCGACTGGGTGCCGGGAATCGGCGGCACTACCTTTGCTCCGAACATCCAGAAACTGGCAGGCGGCACAGACTTCTGGCAGGGCGGTCCGGTAGTCATCAATGAAAAAGGCGGGGAAATCGTTGACCTGCCACAGGGCTCCCGGGTCATCCCGCATGATCAGTCTGTCAGGACTGCCTACAGTATGGGAGCCAGAAGCCGGAATGATGGTATCACGGTGAATATTATCGGTACCACCATCAACAACGGAGAAGACATCCGTGAACTGGCCCGCAAGGTGGCTGAACAGATTTATTATGAGATGGAAAAAGAAGCAATTAACAGCACGGTAGGAGGAATCTGAGATGGCAAGTTTTCTTAACTTTTTGAACACTGCATCCAGCATCATGTCCGATGTGCTTTCAGCTATTGGCGGAACGAATGACGGATGCACTTTCACTCTTTCCGGAGGAGCCTACAGCGTCAGCTTTCCGGTCAGCCCGGCTGATTTCGAAGTGGCAAATCCGTACAATAACCAGACTGTGAACATCATCAACCTGGGAGATATCAATATGCTGGGGAAGCGGGGCCTTCGGACTATCAAGTTCAAATCCTTCTTCCCTGCGCAGGCTTACAGCTTCGTTCAGACGCTGGCTCTCTCAGGGCCTTATGACTATGTGAACCAGATCAAGCAGATGGCGGAAAGCGGGAATGCCTGCAGTCTGTCCATTACAGGGACGGACGTGAGCATGCCTGTTTCCATTGATGATTTCTCCTATGGTGAAAGAGATGGAAGCGGGGACGTGTATTTCTCCATTTCCCTGAAAGAGTACAGATACATTATGCCCGACTCTTCCACCACCAACGATGCCACGGGACTGAAAAGCCGTGTGGCCAGTACGGTGGAAAACAAGGAGACTATCCGGCTGGGCTCTGTCATGTCCGATATGGATACAGCCCAGAAAGCGCTGCAGAAGACGACCACCATCGTCAAACAGGGTACAAGGACACTGGGACTCTATAAGGCCATGGTGAAGTCAGGCGGCATTCCTGCAGGTACTGTGATAACAACAACAGCAAAGGCAGTGCTTGTAGGCGGGAAGACGCTGTATAAATTCTAGGAGGGTGCAATATGCTGAGTATTCGATATAGCGATCCTCCTGAAACGGATGCAGAAGCCAAAGCAAGGAAAGACAGCAACGGACCGGAACCGAAGGATAACTTCGATATCACAAACTATGTGCAGAAAATCACATGGTCCGGTGACAGTGAGCAGGCAGCCAGGAAGGTGGATTTCACCATCGCCTATAACACGCCTGCCAATGATAAGGTATTCGCTTCCCTTGATCTGAAAGTCGGTGGGTTCATCTATCTCTTCTACAGGGAAACGGCCGATGAAATAGAAATCTTCCAGGGAAGAATCTTCTTCCGAAAGCGAGCATCTGAAGGGTACTCCTTTGATTTCACCTGTTTCGATGACATGATTTATCTTGCAAAGAGCAATATCCGCGCCATTATTTCCGGTACCATTCCGGCGGCCATCGGACAAGTATGCAATGAAGTGGGAATTCCTGTGAGAACCATTCCGGATGACCTTGACGCCAGCGTGAATTTCATTGCTGATGACAAGAGCTGCACAGAGGCTATCCGGATGATTCTGGACTACCAGCAGGCAGCTGATGCGGCGGCCGGGAAAGATACCTACTATCTTCCTGTCTGCATCAATGGCCAGGTGAACATCATCAAAAAAGGGGAACTCATAGAAGGCTACACCGCTACTGCTGATACCAACATCATGGCGGCTGAGCACTCTGAGAGCATTGAAAACATGGTGAACCGGATTAAGGCTGTAGACGATAACGGCACAGTCTGCCAGATGTTCACCAATACCGATGATGTCCGGCACTTCGGGATGATTCAGAAAATCTACAAGATGCAGCCGCCTAAAGCGGATGAAACGGTGGACAACGTGAAAGCCGCCAGGGCGAAACTGGCAAGGCAGAAAGATGAATCAAGCCTGAAAGGAACGGGCTATGTCCAGTGCATTACGGGCTATTCCATCAAGGTGCAGGAAGAACAGCTCAATGGTACCTTCTACATCAAGAGCGATACCCATCAGTTCGAAGGCGGCGTTCATACCATGAGCCTTTCACTTGAATATGTGCCTGATAACCCGGAAACTCCGAACATTGAGCAGGTAGAATATGCGGCGCCTGTTTTCAATTCCTCCAAAGGACGGATGAAGAAAAAGCGCGGCATTTCTGATGGATCCCAGAGCGTGGATGCAGGACTTTCTGCTGGATGGGATGCATGGGGCGGCCAGACGATGGATAACGGACCGGAAGGCTGTGCAGAGTTCGCCGGTAAGTGCGGCAGCTATTACAGCCCATTCATGGCTGATGAAGCCAATAACGGCGTGGTAGACTGCGATACCATAGTATCCGATGCCGACAGCGCCGGGATACTGTCTTATGACACTACGGACCTGCAGAAAGGCGACATCTTGGTATATGGAGATAATGAGCATGTGGTCATTTATGATGGCCAGGGCGGCTATTACGGCAACAGTACAAGCCGGAACGTCACGGTCCACAGTGGTGACTATTCAGATATCGGAATGCCTGTGACAAAAGTCATCAAGGCAAGCAGGGGGTGACTGAATGAATAAGACAGATAACCCATACAAGGGATTGGTAGCCTTGGGAAGAAGACTTGCCCAGGGCTCAGCTATGCAGCCCATGGTGGGGATTGGAATTATCGTCAGCCCGCCTCCTGAAATCAAAATCAAGTACAACGGTTTCACACTGGATAAGCAGTTTCTTTACATCGATGAGTATTGGATACAGGGGCATACAAGGACCCATAAGGGCCATATCGTCAGCGAAACGCAGCCAAGAGCCGGTGGCAGTGGCGATGCGGAGTTTGAATCACATACCCATGATATCGACAACGACTACAACGATGTGGAAACATTGACAGATACCTGGGAGGTTGGTGACCGTGTGCTCATGGCTCCCATTGTAGGAGAAGATGGACGGACGACGAAACAGTTTGCAGTGCTGTGTAAGCTTGTAAGATTGGATGGTAATTGAATATGGCAAATCCTTTTGTAACGGGGCCTACTGCTGCAGAAACGACCGCCGGCGATCTTCCTGTTTTCAAGGAGTACGCATGGGACTATGAACGGGACCGGTTCATCTACAATGCAGATGGGACCCACAAAATCGTAGAGAAGAATGAGGCCATCAAGGTATGGGTACTGCATACCCTACGGGTAGAACGGTATAGATACCTGGCTTATTTTGATGATTATGGTATCGAACTGGAGCCATTTGTCGGGACAGGTCCGAACGACAGTGAAAGGTCAAGTGAGCTCTTCCGGTATGTAAAGGAAGGCCTTCTGGTGAATCCGTACATTCTGGATGTAACAGCTCTATCCACGAAACTGGACCACAAGAAAATAACAATGGCCCTGCATCTGGAAACTGTGTATGGCAGTACATCAATAGGAATCGAGGTGTGATTAGTGTTTGAAGCAGAAACAAAAGCGGAAATTCTGAAAAGGCTGATTTCTTACTTTGACGATGTAAAGAAGACAGACGTCAGCGCCGTAGAAGGAACATTTGCTTATGATACTTTGGCGGCCAATGCTAAAGAATTTGAAAAAACATATGCAGAAATGGACCTCATGATGGACGCGGCTTTCCCCCAGGTATCCTGGGGGAAATACCTTGATTACCTTGGTGAAGAGCTGGCCGGGCTCACTAGAAGGGCGGCGACATCCGCCAAAGTGACGCTGACCATATCCGGAACGGCAGGCGTAACCGTTCCGGCGGGCAGTCTCTTTGCGACAGAAGGAAATACCAATTTCACCACCGATAATGCGGCTGTCATTGGAGATAATGGCACGGTAGAGGCAGATGCCACAGCGCAGGCCAGCGGTTCCGGCGGTAATGTAGCTGCAGGGACCATCACCAAGATCCCTGTTTCTATTTACGGCGTTTCTTCAGTAACGAATGCATCGGCTGCCCATGATGGATATGAAGAGGAAACGGATGACGCACTGCGCGATAGAATCCTTTTCGCAGTCAGACAGCCTGCCACATCGGGCAATGTGTACCACTATGTAGAATGGGCAACGGCCGTATCCGGCGTCGGTGCAGTGAAAGTCCTTCCTCTCTGGAATGGGAATGGAACTGTGAAAATCGTCGTGGTTGATGCCAATAAGGACACTCCATCAGAAGACCTCCTTCAAAGCGTGAGAGACTATGTGGCGGAGTATTCACCAATCGGCGCGACTGTCACTGTGGTGGCGCCTACACTCAAAACCGTGGATATTTCCCTTAAAGTCACTAAAGGGACCGGCAACGCTGATGCCATCAAGTCGGTATTGACCAAATATTTCAAAGAAAATGTATTCAGCACGAACTACACGGATACCGGTTTCAATAAATCCGTAACCATTTCCTATGCCCAGATTGGGCGGATTGTCCTGGATAATTCATCCAGCACAGGGGTGGAAGACTATAAAAGTATGACGGTGAACGGTGGAACAGAAAACATTGTGGTTGATGTAGATAACCTGCCTGTAGTTGGGACGGTGAATCTCACATGACGCATGAATGGATGAGACAGAAAATGGTGGATATCCTTGCATATCTGCCAAAGTTCCTGCAGAAAAGCCCACTTTTCAAGGGTACCAATGATGCTGATAACAGAGAGCACGAAACCATAAGACTGGACCTGCAGGATTTGCTGAATCAGTTTTTCATTAAATCAGCGACCTGGGGACTTGAACGGTGGGAAGACCTGGTAGGCATCAAGACGGATACAACGAAAAGCCTTGAAAGCCGTCGGGATGCTGTTATTGCTAAGCTTCAGAATCCGGAAAGCGTAACGGAAACATTCCTTACTAATCTAATAAACAGGTACATCGCCTACAAGGCAGGATATATTATCAGCTATCCTTCGGAATACCGGATAGAAGTGCTGTATCACGGCGGCCAGGTACTTGATTATGAGAATCTAAGGAAATCAATCAACACCTACATTCCAGCCCACATCGGCTATAAACTTGTAACCATTACTAATGGATCGCTTGAGGTTTATGCAGCCGGCACAGTACAGTGTGCCATAGAAAACGTCATTGATATGTCTACTGAATATGAACTTACTATCGACGATTCAACGCTGCATAATGCCGGCGCAGTCATTCATAACTATAAATATTTATCGATTTCGGGGGGCAATAAGCCATGGCTAAATTTCCATCTTTAACATTCACCGAAGCAGGAACCCAGATGCTTGTCCAGGCTCAGAACGGTCATACATTAACTTTTACATTCGGTAAGCTGGGGAGCGGAGTTCTTGCAGATTCAGATGACATTACCAAATTCACGGATCTGAAATCCGCAAAAATGACGCTGCCTATTACCAGCAAGGACGATTCAAACCCTGAAAAACTTGTGCTCACATTCGATGTAAGCAATACGAGCCTGGAAGAAGGATTCGTAAGCCGTGAAATCGGCATCTTCGCCAAACTGGACAGCGGCGATGAACAGCTCTATGCTTACTCCAATGCCGGCAATAACTATGACTACATCCCGTCAAAAGATACTCCGACTGACGAAAACCGACTCGTTGTCAGCATAGTAGTAAGCTCATCCGCAAGAATCAATGTACAAGTCGATGGATCTATCGTCTATGTGCATAAGTCAGATGTAGAAAGCCTGATTGCAGAGCATAACACTTCGGAGGCTGCCCATAAGAACCTGCTGATGGTGACAAGTACGGCGGATAAGCCGGAATCCATGTCTGATAGAGGGATGTGGGTAGAAATTACGGGGTAATAGCATGCTGAAAGTAGTGAATAATGCGATTTATCTCACCCGTGGAGACACCGCCATTTTACAGCTTTCAATTAAGCAGGATGATGGCTCTGATTACGCCATCGCCGACACTGATAATGTTCTTTTTACAATCAAGAAAAGTACTAAAGAAAAAACAGTGATTCTGCAAAAGTCGGTAATGGATGGGAAAATAAAGATAAATCCAGAAGAAACGTCATCTCTTGAATACGGAACATATTTCTATGATGTGCAGCTCAGGAAAGGGGGAGGAACAGTGGCGACAGTTATTACCCCGTCCCCTTTTATTCTTAGTGAGGAAGTGACGTTTTAATGGAAACGGATAAGCGGCTCTATGGAGTTATCAAAAGCGTAGGAGTTTTAACAGGAAAGTTGAAATCTACTGGAGCATTAATCGGTACGATAAAGATTTCCGAAAATAATTACTATGATTATGCCGATGAAACTGATATTTTAAGCCTTTTTATTAATGGAGGGGACGAAAATGGAAACAACGATTGACAAAATTATTCGGCTTTCAAATTTGAAAACATTCCTGGCACAGTTAAAATCCCTGTTTGTAACAAAGGAAACTGGAAAAGGGCTTAGCACTAACGACTACACGACAGCCGAAAAGACTAAACTTGCCAGAATTGAGACCGATGCAAACAATTATTCACTCCCGACTGCCAGTAATACAATTTTAGGGGGGGTGAAAATTGGAAGCAACCTCACAATCAGTGATGGAGTATTGAGCGCAGTACAAGGTAAAGTTGACTTGTCTATATATGCAAAATCTGACGATATTGCAAGCACTTATGCAAAGAAAACAGACATCTCAACTGCTTTTCGCTATTGTGGTGCCGTTGAAGCATATGCCGATTTGCCGACGAATGGAGTTGCAGTCGGTGATGTTTACAACATTACTGCCGCAGATGCTACAAACAATATCAAAGCGGGTGATAATGTAGCTTGGAATGGAAATACATGGGATAACCTCTCCGGCGTGGTGGATTTGAGCCCTTATGCTAAAACGGCTGATGTTGCAAGCACTTACATGGCTATTGCGGATTATCCAACTGCTACAGATACGGACATTACAGGGCTTTTCTCTTGACTCGGTGGTGAATCACCATGTCGAAATTAATAACACTAGACCGGCTAAAAACCTTTTTGAAAAAATTAGATTCACGGTTCCAGAAGCAACTTACATTTGACAGTACACCAACGTCAGGCAGCACTAATCCAGTTACTAGCGAAGGAATTTATAATGCATTGTCAAAAAGCGTTTCTGTTTCTATTGAGCCATCCGATGGGACGGAGACTTGGATAGAAGTGCCCGTTGAGAATCTCATTGTCGGCAGCACAGAACCTACAGATACGAATGCTTTATGGTTGGAATTAAAGGAGTAGAAAAATGAGTATATTGAAATCAATCCTGCATCATTACAACAAGGTAACGAAAAGCTACGATACGCTGCATCCGGAGACAGAATCCGCCCAGATTACTGACTGGCACAGCGGTATCATGGCAAGCCTTGCCAGCAAGACCCTCGGGACCGTGGTAGATGCTATAACTACTGATTCCGTGCTGGGGAAGCTTATCAAAATGCTGCTTGACGCCAGCGGCGTTAAATATCTCATCGACACCAACGGATATGTTTGTTTCGGCAGTCTGTTTGGCGGCCTAATTATACAGTGGGGAAATATCTACACGAACAGTGATGGATTCGGAACAGTTAATTTTCCTCTATCGTATACGCAAAATTGCTTTGGGATTTATGCCATGGCAGAAGACACTAAAGAAACGCATGAACATATTTCGTACTATGATTTGGGAAAATCTAGTTGTATGTTTTATACAGAAACAAATGAAAGCGGGAAGAAATCGCTGCATTGTTTATACTTTTCTGTCGGATATTAAGCCCAGATGTTGAACAGTGGGGAATGCCAACTATCGGCGACACTACTTATTATGCAGATTATCAATTGCCAATTAGCATGCCACATAAAGTATTGATGGTTGTGTGTTCAGATTTGGTCGGTGGTGGACCGTCAACGACGGCTACTATGTGGAAGACTTGTTGGAACGTAACCGATAACACTAAGACATCCGTAAGAATTATAGCGGAATCGAAAGATGCGTCATCAATAGCTGCTGTGATTATCGGCTATTAAACAGTGGGGAAAATTCACGATAAAACAAGGAAACCCCGTCACACTGCCAATTACCGCTACTAATAAAGTAACCTGGGCATGTGATACTGGCTCTGGGTGCAATAGAATTGGAATTAGCATAAGCGGTTCTACCTTGTCAGGCTACGCTAAAAGCTATCCGGATAATTTTTATAGCACAGTAGCATACATAATAGCTATTGGGAAATAGTCATGTCCCAATAGCTATGTATTCTGCAGCCGGGCCATTAGCTTCTGATGCGCGAAGAACGCAAGTGTTAGTTTCCTTATGGTTATAGAGTGCGCCTCTGATATATGCAGTGGCATTATCATCTATGTGTCCAGTAGCCACTATCACGTATCCTGTATTTTTAAAAGTAATAGGGAAAAATGCTTTTGCAGTATTTTCTGTAACCAATGGCGCAGTTCCCCACTGTTTAAACTACACCTATTACCGCAACGAACGCACTTACTGTCGATACTCTTAATGTTCCATTAGTTTCATAAGCATTGAATGATACAGCAGATTGTGTTTCAGCGGTTGAATAGCCATAGCAATAACCATAATCGGTGCCGTGCCAAAATAACCGTCCCATTGTAATCGGTAGTGTATAAGTTCTTAACGTAGAATCATAATGTACCCACTGTAGAGGGATTGTTACGAAACAGGAGAAGTAGGTTAGAGTAAGCAGAGTATGCATGATTTTTTAAAAATAAAATCAATGAAAAACCTGCCAGAACATCAGATATCTACAATCGTAGAAGTGTAAATATATGCTAATCTGGCTGTTTTATCCAGTATCAATAGTAACAACCATCAAGCCACGGATAATGCAGATAATACGGTAATGCGTGCGATTGATTGAGTAGCGTACTAGTAACACTACTTTAGCAGCTCTATGCATTTTCGTAGCTGTCGCAAGCCCTTGTGTGTGTAAACCCTTTCAGTCACATCTCCTCCGGCATGACCTAATACACGCCGTTTTGCTGTTTCATTGGCTCCTGCATTGTCCAGCAGTGTTGCTACCGTGTGGCGGCAGTCATGGGTAGTGTGACCATTAGCCTTGATGATCTGCATGACTGAGCGCCAGATGATGCAATAGCAGCTGTAATCGTATTGTTTCCCTTCGGAATCCGCTATCAAGCTTGAACC